AAACAAGTTTTTAGGGCGATACTATTTACCTCTCAGTATCGCCCTTTTTTTATCCCCTACTTTGCTTTCTAGGATTTACTGCGGGTTCTGGTGAACCAGACATTGCTAGTGTATCACCACTTACAGATGAACTATTGTTTGTTGAATTATCTACTATCGTAGTGTTAGATGTATTCTGATTTGTTAATTCTTGATTTGTCGCAGTTGCATCACCTAGTCCTACACCTGAAACTGCAGGCGCTGGTGTGAATGCTTGTTGAACTAATTTAATCTTTTCTACAACCTCTGGTAATTTTATACTAGGGTCTAATATACCTTTTTCAATAGTAGTAGCAAAAGTATCTCCTTTTAATCTTACTTTACCACCATTTGCTAATGCATCAACTACAGGAACTGTTTGTGCTATGTCAGAAATATTACCAAAGAAATCTGTATTTACTTTAACTTGACCCATCGCACCTAGTTTAGTAATCGATTCTGTTAAAGTATCAACTGCTTTTGCACCTTCTTCAATTTCTCCTTTTCTATCTGCAATAGACATAACTTGACCCATAGCAGATTCTTTACCAGAAAAGAAGTTTAGTATGCTACTACCTGCTTCTGCTAAAGAACTTACAAAAGTACTACCAGCAAATTTAACAAGACCTCCACTTATGCTACTCATAGCAGTATTAAAATCATTTGCTCGTTCTACTAAACCTTTCTTACCTTCTACTACATCTGTTATGCTTAATAAGTCAGTTACATTACCTTTTACCTTTTTACCAAAATCATCACCTGTAAATAAATTTAAAATACTTCCTATACCAAATACCGCTAACCCTGCCCCTATGCCTGACATTGCTCTAAAGAATTTACCACCTTCTTCAAGGAAACTCAAACCCTGTTTGTCTAGGTCAGAACCGATACTTAATAGTTCTATAACATTTGCTTTTATACTTGTTGCAAACTTGGCATTTGAAAATTTCGTTAATGCATCTGATATACCTGATACTGCACTTCCTATACCAAATACTGCAAGTCCTAAACCTATACCAGTCATTGCTAGAAAAAATGTTCCAGAATCACCTAAGAATGCACCCGCTCCACCTAATTCATCACTAATACTTAATAATACTTTTACGTTTTCTTTTATACTTGTTGCAAACTGGGCATTTGAAAATTGGGTCAGTGCATCTGACATACCTGCTATTGCACTTCCTGCCCCAAATACTGCAAGTCCTAAACCTATACCAGTCATTGCTAGTACAAACGTACCAGACTTTTTGAAAAATTCTCCAGCGCCACCTTCAAAATCGTCTTGAATTGATAACAATTTACCTACATTTTCTTTTATCGAATCGGCGTCCATTTCATTTAGTTGTTGTAGAAAAAATCCGGCACCACCAGCAAGAATACCTGCTCCTGCTGTTGCAAAACCAGTACCTTTTAGTAAACCAGTCATTCCACTCGCAAAACCTTTTGCAGTACCAGTAATTGATTTACCAACTCCAGATATGGCAGAACCTGCTCTAGAAAATACACCCTTGCGGTCTTTCTTTGTTTCGTCTATTTTTTCTTCTTTGCTTTTTGCGGCCTCTTTCTTTTGATTTGCAGTTTGTTGATTTTGAAATTGTGCATCTTGCTTTTGACCACTTGCAAATGCTTCAATCAGACTATCTAATTTTTGATTAGTAACGGTTTGTTGTTCTAGAATTTTATTTTGACGAGTTGTGTCTCTACGATTATACCCAACAAGTTTTGTCGTTAAAACTTCTATTGCTTCTCGTGCCGATTTTGTACGTAAATCGCCTGTATCGCCGTTATCTTCTGCCATCTATTTTCTCTTTGCTCTTTCTAGTCTCTCGTTTTCAGATTTTATCCAATCCATTAACATGGAAACATATATTTCCCTTTCCCATGGCATCATATTCTCTAATTCATTTAAAGAATAATGATGATGTTGCATTAACGAAAAATTAGTCTCATAGTAATTTATGAGAGTATCATGAGAAAGGTTTACTAAAAAAAATCAGTAAAACCTACTAATTCTCTTGAATTATTGTGTCCACAATTTTCACAAACAAATTCAACATTTTCTTTTAAAGTAGGAATGTCTTTAACATATTCTGCAAGATTAGAGAATTGTTCACCAGTCATGCCGTCAACAAACTCTTCTACTTCTTTTTTTGTTACATCTTTAGTAGAAACTCTTTCTTCTTCTGTTTTAATTACATCTATCGATGCAACAATAGTAGCAAGAATTTTTTCTGCTTGAGTTGCCTCTTTATCAATATTAATTAAACTATCCGCTGAAGGATAAGATAATTCAATTGATACTTCAGGTGTTAATTCAATTTCATTATTAACACTTTCAGGAGTATCTAACTCAACTTCTGCTAAATTAATAGTAACTGCATTTAATGTTTCACATTCCTCACATTTAACATTAACTTTACTTGTTTCTCCTACAGATTTACTACGTATTTGAGTAAACATGTATTCAACATCAAATGTTGTTAATGTCTCACGTTTAATATTTTCGTCAACACAAACTAATATTGTATCGATAATAGCATTCATCGCCTGAGACGAATCATTACTTTCAAATGCCATTAACAAAACCTTCTCTTCTTTTACTAAGTAAGGTCTATATCTTACTGTTTGTTTCGAAGAAGGTATCACCATTTCATATTTTGGTGATGTATTCAATTTTGGCAAAACCATATATTTCTCCTATATTATATATTATAATCTAGATATTAAAGTACTTGTAAACCCGCCAAGCATTTTGTCTTTGAGTTTATCTTTCACTTTCTCACCAACAACGTCAATTGCTTTGTCAATGATTCTATCTTTTAAGTTGCCTTCAACTATCGTAAAGTTTTTGTACGATAACGTCACACTCACTTCTAGCAAACCATTTTGTTCGCCATTCATTTCAAAACTATTTATAACAGTAGGATATGCTTTATCTAAACGACAAGAATATGTTACACCTTCTGCCATATATCTCAAACCTGTATCTCCTAATAAACCTAAATCAAAAGTACCATTTGCTAAATCAAGTGGACCAATTGGTGGTATAGCATCTTTTAATGCATCTGGTAGTTTGTTATCAAATAACTTTTTAGGTTGTAAAAGTGGATTTTCTGCACCCTTTTTAAGTGCTTGAATAATTACTGGGTAGGTATAGTCGTTTATATATCCTACTTCTTGTTCTTCTTGGTTGACTGCTTTTGATTGCCAAGCATGAAAATAATCTATAATTCTCATGTCATTTAAACAATAAAAAGTTAAAGTTACATCATCACTAGTATAACCATTTGCAACTTTCATAGTTGTCATACCCATAAATCTTTCTGTTGATAGTAGTTGTCTTCCTGGTATTTGAGTAGATTTACAAAGAATGTCCATATCTTGCGTTTGAACACCAATAATTGGTGGTAAAAATACACGATAAAGATTGGCCATCGCAAGTCCGCCACCTTCGTTTACTCTACTTTTAAATGTGTCTATCATGCCTGTTGTCATATCATTTTCCTGCTATCTGCATAGACTTTAGTGTTTGATGCTTTTTGGAATTGTGCGGTTGGCAGAAACGTAGCAATTTCCCATTCTGGTGCTTTGACTTCTGCGAACTTACTTTTTACATGTGCATTTAAATAATGTTTGATACAAGGTTCATAATATCTTAGTTTACTTGTACTTGCTAATAATCTTACTGTTAAGTCAAACTTTGCATCATCACTTTTTTTACTTGTAACATTGTTCATTAATGCATCAAGAAACATAGCACGAAGAGTTGGTGGTAAATAATGTAAATTTAATCCTAAAAATCCACCCTTTGCTGGTTTTACGACAATTACTAATGGAAAAGTATCATAGTAAGGTAGTGTTTCTTTATGTTTAGGGTCATAAAAAAACATTTGCATAGAACCAATAATTCTTCTACCACTGCTACTTATGGGTTCTTCTTTCATTAATTCTTCTCTACTAATACCTCGTATTGCTCTTGCTTTTTTCATAAACCATGCTCTACTCTCTTTAGTTCTTGGAGTAATCTGATTACGAAACGCCGCAAGTTCTAGTTTCTGAAAGATAT